ACGAAGTCGCCGAGGTCGAGCGACAAGACGCCGAACTTCGCGGCGTAGCCGACGATGTACTCGCGCTCGCTGCCGTCATCCTCGCTGCGGCTCTCGACCGCGAGCAGCGGGACCGCCGATTCAACCTCGTCAATCGCGAGGGAACGTCGCTCGATGTTCATCGTCGTGCTCCTGTCGTTCTCGTCCGCTGCCTCGATCTGCCGCGTCAACTTGCTCGCCCACGCCTGCCCCGGATCGCCACCCCAGAGAGCCCACGCGATCCGGCCCGCACTTGGGAAGCCGTCCTGCCCCGGACTCCATCCCTCGCCCTGCTTGTCCACCTCGTGCCGGGCGAAGTAGCTCGCCATCCGCTTCGCCGTGTCGGGCGAGATGTTCGTCCCGTTGCTCAGGTCTCTCGCTCGGGCAACGCCGACTGCCGTGCCGCCTCGGCCGTATTCGCTTCGCCACGCGAGACCCTTCGCAGCCTCTTCTCGCACGCCCGACGGCGGCGAGAAGTCGATGTGGTCATACCTAGCCGCCACGCTTCCGCCTCCGTGGCTTCGCCCGTGGCTCCTCCGCAGGCGGCGGCTCGGGCAGCGCGTCGATCTTCGTGAGCGTCGAGACCTTGTGTCCGACCTGCGTGTCGGTCGCCCGCCAGCCGCCGCTGACTTCCTCGTACACCGTGATGAGCGCCGCCGGGTCGTCCTCGGTCGCGTCGATCGCAAAGTCCGTGCCGGGCACATCGAGCCGACCGTAGTCCATCACGTGTTCGATGCGGCCACGAGCTCGCCCGCCAGACGAGCCCCACGAGACGAAGTCGCCTTCGGCGACGGTGCCGGGCTCGGCTCGCTCTTCGAGCGACCTCGCGGGGGCGTCTTCGACGACCGGCACTTGCTGCGGCTGCGCATCCGCTGCTACTGCCGGTTGACGCTCGACCACCCCTGCGAGGATCGCGTCGATCTGTGCGGGCGGGATGCTCGGGAATGACGCAGCGATCATCGCTGCCGCACCCTCGCGGGTGACGACGCCGTCGGAGATCGACTGCACGATCGCGATGAGCCCGGTGATCTGGGCACCGTTGAGGCTGACCTCGGCGACCTGGGGCGTGGCGTCCTCAACGACCACCTCCTCGACGACCGGAGCGGGCTCGCCTTCGGCTGCGGCCACGCCGCCCTCGACCGCCTGACCGTCGATGCCGCTGCCCTCTTGCTGCTGGGCGAGTACGTCATCGACCGAAGGCGGTGCCCCGAGCGTGCCCATGTTCAGCGGGCGATACCGCTCGTCGCCACCCTCGACCGGGTTGCGGTTCTCTAGTTCGAGGATGTCGTTCGTCGAAAGCGCTCCGATGTCCCACATCGCCCGGTAGTACGCCGAGCGGCTCGCGGCGTCACCACGCATGAGCCCGCGAACGTCGAACTCGACGAAGTAGCGGTCGTCGTCGCTGATGAGGTCGCGCTGAAACGCCGACTCGAAGCGACGCAGCCACGGGAGGATCGTGTGCTGCACGTAGTCGAGACCGGCGTGCTCCACCGAGCCGGGACTCGTCTCGGCACCGAGCAGGTGGAGAGGCACGCGAAACAACCGGGCGATCTCGGCCAACTGCCACTTCCGAGCCTCGATGAACTGCGAATCGTGCATCGATGCTTGCGGGATCTCGATCGGCTTGAGCCCGCCGACGAGCACCGCCGTGCGGTTGCTGTTGTTCACGCCGCCGTGCATCCGCTCCCAGTTGGCACGCAGCGACTCGCGGGCCTCGGCGTTGAGCTCGCCATCCGTGCTGAGCACAAAGCCCGGCCTCGCTCCGTTGCCGAAGAATCGGGCACCGTGGAGCTCGCACGCCCGAGCCAGCGCGATCGCGTCCTTGCAACTCTCGACGACGCTCATGCCATGAACGCCGTCGTCGCTCGGCCCACGCATGTGCAGGATCGCGTCCTGCGAGTACACCGTCTCGCGGCCGTTCTCCTCGCGGTACTTGTAGCGAAGCCGCCCGTTCTCGATCCGCTCCACCGTCATTCGGGACGGGTGCAGCGGAATGAGTTGATCGACAGCACCGGACGCTCCCGAGCGGATCTCGCTGTAAGCGTCGCCCCAGAGCCCGACGTGGAAGACCGCCTGCTCACGCCACTCGAAGCTCGTCTGCCACTCGTTGGGCTGCTGGTGGAGACGACGATAAAGCGGCAACTCGACGGCACGGCGAGTCCCGCGAGTCATCCGTTCGAGCACGTGGAGCGGCAGGCTCGCGACGCTCTCCGACAGGATTCGCAGGCACGCGAAAACCGCCGACACTTGCAGCGCGTTGCTCGCGTCGATGCGGATTCCGGCGGCCGAGCGGGACGAGTACTCCTCATCCCACATTCGCTCCTCACCGGGGAGCCAGAGAATGCGATGCTGTGCGTTGGCGATCATCAGACGAAAAAGATCTCAGGGGTGCCCGAGGGCTTTTGCTCCTGCTCGGATCGCATCCACGAGCCGATGCCCTGGCAGAGGGCGACGATGCCGTCGATACGCTCCGTGCTGGCGGTCTTGCTCGGGTAGATGTTGCCGTGCCGGTCCTCGTGAACAGCGACGTTGCCTGCACACCACGTGAGCACCGGATGCCCGCCGTGCCGCACCATGCCGTTGAGCACGAGGTTCTCCAGCGTCTTGGCGGGAGCCGACATTCCGGGCCCGCCTTGTGGATATCCTCGCACGTCCAGCCCGTCCCCTTGCAGTAAGTTTGCCAACATCTGAGCGTTGAACTTCATATCGACCGCCAACTGACGCACGCGGTAGCGGTCGCAGATCGCCTTGATGTCAGCGTGGAGCCGGGTGTAGTCGGTGACGTTGCCGTCGGTCACCCGGATCTGCCCGTCCCGAATCCACCCGAGGTAGTCCACCTTGTCACGCTGAGCCCGCTCTACGGCGTTGGCTTCTGGAATCCAGAAGAACGGCAGCACGTCGATCGTGTTGTCCTCGGGATCTGGGCAGACGAGCACCAGGGCCGAGAGGTCGTACGTGCTCGCGAGATCGAGCCCGGCGTAGACGGGACGTTCGTCAAAGTCCCGCAGCGGGTTCGCACAGCGAGCCCACGCCGCCGGAGCGATCCACCGCGTGTCCTGCGTTGTCCAGACATTGAGCCGGTAGCGGAGGAACGAGTTGAGCTTCGTCGGCGACTGCTCGGCCTCGCGGGCGTCGGCCGCGAACGACTCCTCGGTGATCGTCTCGCCGAGCGACGGGTTCGCCTTCCGCCAGACCTTCGGGTCTTTCCACGAGCCGTCGGTCGCACAGTCGGGCGGTGCCGCGTAGATGCACCCGTAGAACGTCGGATCGTACGCCGGGTCTGCGATGCACTTCTCAGCGTAGGAGTGCTGCTCCCAGCAGATGCTGCGACGGTCATAGCCAGCCGTGGTGATCGACAGGATGAGAGGCTGACGACGGGCAGCACCGCCGTATCGCAACGCATCCCAGAGCCGACGGTCCCGCTGGGCGTGGAGCTCGTCGAAGAGGAGCATGTGGATGTTGAGCCCTTCGGCCCGGAACGCATCCGCCGAGAGCACCCGGTAGAACGAGTTCGTCTGGCGATCGACGATCGTCTTCCGCGAGTCGATCACTTCGAGCCGCTTCGACAGCGACGGCGACGCACGCACCATCGACGCCGCTTCGCGGTAGATGATGCCCGCCTGTTCGCGGTCACTGGCAGCGCCGTAGATCTCGGCACCCGGCTCGTTGTCGCAGACGAGACCGTAGAGGGCGACGCCCGCGAGGGTCGTGGATTTCCCGGCCTTTTTTGGCAGTTCGATGTACGAGACGCGATACCTCCGCGAGCCATCGGCGTTGACAGTGCCGAAGATGTCGCCGAGCACTCGCTTCTGCCACTCCAACAGAAGGAACGGCTCGCCAGCCTTTTGTCCCTTGCTGTGCCGCAGGATTTTCTCGAAGAACCCGTAGACCAACTGCTGCTTCTTCGGGTCAACCGTGGGAGCGGAGGAGGTCTTCGAGGTCGTCCCTTGGCTTTTCTTGCGTGCCACTCAATCCGCTCCTGGCCGATGGAGTCAGCCCGAACTCTTGCTCGATCCGCAGCATCGATGCCGCCAACTTCGACAGCATCGTGGCGGCAGGCGTCGACTGCATGTACTTCACCTTACCGGCATCGTCACGGATCACGAGCACATCAAGACCGCGACGGCACTGGTCGAGGTATTTCACGAACTGCTCGTGCATCGTGCAGTAGCGGGCGATGGTGTCCACATCGGCGTTCGTCATCACGCCCATGCCGAGGAGTTTCGGCACGACGTTATCCCACTTCTCGCGGGCGACGCCGGTCACCCATTCGGGCGGCGCGATGTCATCGCTTGGCGGTTTTGGCTCGCTTTTGTTGAGCGGCCTTTTGCCTGGGTTTCCCTTGGCGATCTTCAGGATCGTCGGTTCTTTGCGCGGGCCTCGCTTGCCCATTGGATGCCTCCAGTTCTGCCTTCTTGCCCGTCAGCGTCTCCCACCGCTTCACGATCACATCGCAATACTGCGGACTGATCTCCATGCCGTAGCACTTGCGTCCCAGTTGCTCGGCGGCGATGAGCGTCGTGCCGGAGCCGAGGAACGGGTCGTATGCCAGACCCTGCGGTGCCGTCGAGTTGCCCATGAGGTAGGCGAACAGGCCGACAGGCTTCATTGTCGGGTGCTCTTGGTTGCGCGATGGACGATCAAACCGAAGAAGGGTGGTC